TCTTGCGTTTGACCTGCAACTTCTACTTTGTCACTATGATTTCCATCATAAACAGACGCACCTGTGCCATCATTTTCATGATGATTGCTTTTAAGGCACATTAATTTTTTTGTTTGATCTAAAAAACTACCAGTGTTTTGATTACCGTTAGCAGTTAAAACACCATTAACACATTTTTCACCATTATAATCTTTATGTTTTTCTGCAATTTTTATTTCTAATTCAGTAACTACATTTTTAATTTCTTTTGGTTTATGCATATCTACATATTGTTTAGCTAACTGGTGTCCACCGGGTAATTTTACTAATTCGTCTACAACACCTTTCATTACTTCATCGTTGTATTTTTGTACATCTTCTAAATATTTAGAACTTAATGGCCCTTTGGTTATATCTGTATTACGACCATTTAATTCTGCATTACGTTTTATTTCTAAAAGTCCTCTGTAATAATTAACAGCGTAATCTCCATTTTCTTCTTGAAAACTTTCAAAACTATTTATTGCACCTGTTTTAGCTATATTTATGTTTGCTTCTGCTTCTTCAGTTAATTTTAATCTGCTTTGTTTAAGAGAATGTTTACTAGCACTATTTACTGATATACGTTTTGACGCAGAATATTTGTTGTTAAATATTTGTTTTTGACTATTGTTATCTAATGTTTCTAAATATTTATTAGATATTGCTTCTAAATCATTTACTAATTTGTCATATGCAGTTATAGGTTTATTTGTTTCTTCGTCATAATCTACTGTTGCTATTGCGTCACCACGTTGCAGGTTTAAATATTCATTTACTTTTACATCTGCTTCTTCTTGATAACCTCTATATGCTTCATTAGATTTAATGTCATCATGCTGATCTTGTAAATCTGCTGCTATTTTTGCAAATTGTTTTTGTGCATTACTTAAACGTCCTATATCTTGTGCAACACCTGTATCTTTTACTGGCTGTATATTAGTTGCAGAAAATAATGGTGTTCCACCAGTATCTATTTGTTCTGTAGGTGTTTGCTGTAAAGGTACTGTTGCCATAATTAGTTACTTTTTATCGAAAAATCCGTAACCTTCGTTTGCTGCAAAATCACCAACACCCGACATAAGCGTACTTGTCATGTTTAAAAATGGACTAACAGTTGATGCGGTAGCATGTATATTAGTTGCAGAAAATAATGGTGTTCCACCAGTATCTATTTGTTCTGTAGGTGTTTGTTGTAAAGGTACTGTAGCCATAATCAACCTTCAAAATATTTGTTTTTAGCTATATCACCAATACCCGACATAAGCGTGCTTGTCATGTTTAAAAATGGACTAACAGTTGATGCAGTAGCAAACATATTACTTGCTGATACACCTAACATATCTGACCTAATATCAGCTTGCACACCTCTTGTTCTCATCTGGTTTGCAGCCCTTACTCTATTACTATTCATAGTTATCTTATCTAGTTCTCTCATAACAGCATCCGATGCAAAAACATTAGCAACACTACCGTATCCAAGTTGCACACCTCTTGCAGCAAAACTTGTTCTAGCTTTTCCTTCTTTTAACCCTGCTGCCATTGTCTTAGTCATTATTTGTCTGTTATATGCTCTATATACTTGCTGTGCTTCCATCTCCAACATATCGGCATTTATTTTTGCCATGTCTTCTTGATGTTCTAAATTTAACCCTGCACTTTCTGCTTCGTATTTTTGTCTGTTGGATGCTGCAATATTGCCAATAATACCTGTTACAGTACCGCCTATTGACATTACACCGCCTACTGTATCCCAACTTTTCCAATTTATTGCCATAAGTTCAACACCTATTTATTTTTATACTATACAAACAGTTTATCGGTTTACGGTTACACTATCCACCGATAGATACTTCTAACGTAACTCCAACAACTGTTAATGGTAATGGATCAGTTTGTCTTATAAATATTTGACCGTAATCTTGCCAAGAAGGAGTAAGCATTATTTTTATATCTTCAGTTTTTAAATTTGGTGGTGACCCAAATGGTTCTGTCGTACGTTGTTTTGCTTCTACTAATTTTTCTGATGTAGGGCCAACAAATATACCAGAACTTTCAAACACACGTAGCCAAGCATGGTTTAAATTTTTAACACGACCTTGACCAACAGCTTCTGTTTGCAATGCTAATGGTAAAGTTTGCAAATCACATACATAAGGTAAACCTATATGAGTAACGCTAGATGCACGATTTAATACAATACCGCCATTACTATCTACCACTCTAGTTGGATGTACAGCACCGTCAGCTAATATGCTTACTGTTTTGCCTACTAAATGACTTAACCCAGATAATGTTTTTTCTGCTATTTCATATGTAGTTATTGCTGTGTTTTGTAGATTGCTTGGCAAATCTCGATCTAGTTTTACAGTTGCAGTATGATCATCTGCAATAGCTGTAATATCACATCTATAAGTTTCAGTGCCATCTACTATTACTATTGCATCATTTAAATCTGTAGTTAATCCATTATTTCCAACTTTAAATACTGGTAATAAAGATGGAAATTCTAAAGTAACAGAACTACCTTTTGTGTAATTACCGCTGCTAGTTATAGTTACAGTGCGTGAGTTATTTGTATTTGTGCCGTTATAAGATCTACCACAATCTACAAAAAAACTATCACGTTGTGACGCATAATCTCTTGTACCCATACGTTCTATATATCTTTTTGTATTGCCATTTATAGTTCTTTTAATTACGCAATAAGCTGCGTCTACACTGCCTTCAGCTACTGTTGTAACGCTTTCAAATGTACCGTCAGTGTCATGCTGATGCCATGCTCCTACTTGTTGTTCTGGTACATATGTAAGACCTATTAATTTACCGCTTGTACTAAT